TTCCACTTTTAATTATTGTTAAAATAGCAATTTAATTTCGATTTCTTTTTATGAAAACGAAACTTTGTTTATATTTGCAGCGTGTTACGGTTTTATAACCGCACAAAGTTATGAAATTGTTTCCGAAATCGGAAATAAACCAATAAGTAAAATTGAAAATAAAAGCGAAAGAATGGAAGCAAAAGTATTCAAAACACCCTGCCAAACGGAGCGAGAGGCTCGCGACTTGGCAATCTACAACGAATACAACGACCTTATGTCCGTCAAGGGACAGAGCAAGACACTCGTTGCAGAACACTTAATGAAAAAATACGGCATCCACAGTATCGGCACGATATACGTTATCCGCCGCCGGGTTGAGGAACGCCTAAACATGCAGGAGGGGTAAGCTATGGCAAGCAAGGAGGCGAACAGGCTAAAATACCAATACAACAAGAAATACGTCGAGGCGTATTGGGAACGGAAAGCACAGCAACAGAACGGGGAAACATCTACAAAGAAATCCCGTAAGACTGTGCGTCAAACCACGATAAGCTGCTTTGACGATGACCTGCAGCCCGAGATGGCTGACGTTGAAATCACGGTGTGCCGGAACGGAAAAACGGACGAGCGGTACATCAAGGCTCTCGAACTTGCCAACAAGCGGTTGAACGGAGAGAACAACCGACTGATAAGGCTTATGATAAAGTACAAGAATCTAATCAGACAAATAACGGAACTGTACTATGGAGAAGAGTAAAACACAAAGGAGCAAAGCCGTAAAATGGGCTGTGCTATGGATATTGGGCATTTGGGGTTTCCTTTCGTTTATTGTCCTCGCCGGAGAGGAAGACCCACGTGACCCTATGCCGTTCGGCGAGTTCTTTCTGATTAAGGCTGTTGCGATGGCAAGCCTCCTGATATGTTTCTACGTAGGGAAGCGTCTGCACAGAGCCGGGTATCTACCGGAAGAATTGGACGAGGACGATGAAATCTAAAAACGAAAGGATATGGCAGATACGACATTACAGGATTTGAGCAACAAGCTCGACCACATAGCGGAACTTACCCTGATAGGGTCTAAAACGGTTCTGAATATCGAGGAAGCAGCCCTGTTTACGGGATTAAGCGTCGGACACATCTACCGACTGACAAGCGGAAAGAAGATACCGCATTTCAAGAAGCAGCGGAAACTGTATTTCAAGAAAGCCGAATTGGAGGCGTGGATGCTTGACACGAAAATCCTCACGGACGGAGAGATACAGGGCAAGGCAAGCACTTATGTAGCAACCCACAAATGACAACGGATATGAAACAAGCATCAACACACAACCAGCTCATACGGCAGCGGCTCTTGGAGGGAGGCAGCATAACCGGGCTTGAAGCGTTAAGGGACTTCGGCTGTTATCGCCTTGCGTCAAGAATAAGCGATCTGCGCCGTGAGGGGCTTGACATCGTAAAGACGATGGAAACAGGGATTAACCGGGTGACAGGCAAGCCCGTGACATTTGCCCGGTACTCACTCAACAAGAAACAAATAACGGAACGCCCGAACCAGTCAGAGGGCAAATAAATTCAAATCAAAATGAATAACGAAATCATCGAAGTAAAGCAAGCTGAAATGCTGCAAGCAATTGACCGTGCGGAGGTTGACATTCAGATAGCCACCGCCAAGCAGTACCCACGTGACCTTGCCGCCTGTCTTAACAAGATAGCGACATACGCCACAATGGATAAAGAGACGGCAGAGGATTGTTTCTATGTCCTCCGGCGAAAGGACGCAAACGGAAACGACAACATCATCGAGGGGCTTTCAGTCCGTATGGCGGAAATCATCGCCGGGGCTTGGGGCAACCTCCGTGTTCAGACACGCATCATCGGCAACGACGGACGTATGATAACGGCACAGGCTATCTGCCACGACCTTGAAACGAACTTTGCCGTGAGCAAGGAAGTAAAACGCCGCATAACCAACAAATACGGAAAGACGTACAGCGAGGACATGCAGGTTGTGACAGGGAACGCCGCAGCCTCTATCGCATTCCGCAACGCTGTTCTGACGGTTATCCCCAAGGCGGTAACGAAGAAAATCATCAACAACGTGAAACAGGTCGCTCTCGGACAGGCTATCGACGTTGAAACAGCCCGTAAGAACTGTTTGGCAAACTTCGCAAAAGCCGGGGTCACGGAAGCCATGATTTGCCAATATCTCGGCATCAAGACCGTTGCGGAGATTGACAAGGAACGCCTCTTTGAACTCCGGGCGACATGGAATGCAATCAAGGAGGGAACGACCACCGTACAGGAAACATTCGTACAGCCAGCCATTGAAGCCAAAGCGCAGGAGGAAGCCGCTAAGAAAGCGACCACAGCGCAGGAAAAGGCGGCAGCAGCTATGGCACAGGCTACGGGCGCAGCTCCGGCTGTTCCGGCAAATGTTGACCCTGAAACGGGCGAAATCAAGGAAGAGAAAAACGACAAGAAATCATCAATCAACAAAAAGTAACAGCATTATGGAAATCAAAATTGAAAACGTAAAGGCTGCGTTTAATACAGCCGACGAGAGCGGAAAGAAACTTCTTCTCGCACTTTTCCCCGAGTTGAGTTCAGAAACGGCACAGAAAGCCGAAAATCGCCCCGTAACAGAGCGCATCAAGACGTTTGAAGATGCAATGTTGGAACTCGGAGAGGAACACCCGTTTGTAAAAGAATGGCATTTGGGAGAGAACCTTTCTCCCGAGTTGGAAGCGTATCTGCAACTAAGGGTAATCTGCGCCGCCTTAAACGAGGGTTGGGAGCCAAAGTTTACAGAAGATGAGGTAAGATGGTTTCCTTGGTTTTGGCTCTACACACAGGACGAAATCAACAACATGGACGAACAGGAGAAGCAAGCCCGACACCTCATATCCACAGGCGATTATGAAACAGAATATGCGGGCTTCGCCTGTGCGGTCTCGAATTACGCCCCCTCGGATGCGGCTGCGAACTTCGGCTCTCGCCTTTGCTTGAAAAGCGAAGCGTTAGCGGTTTACTGCGGCAAGCAGTTTATCGACCTTTGGGCTGATTTCAACCTTGTACGCCGCCGATAACCGCCTGTATGGTATGACACTCTATCCGGGGAAAGAAAGCCCCGTAAAAACGAATTTTAATCAAAATAACAAAGCGAAATGAATAACGTAATTATCAGACCAAAGAGCCGGGAAGAATGGCTCGAACACCGCAAGAACGGTATAGGAAGCAGCGAAGTTGCCACAATCGTAGGACTGAACCCGTGGGAAACCCCGTATCAGCTATGGAGACGCAAGTTAGGGCTTGACCCTGCAAAGGATGAAACCTTTGCGATGAAAGCCGGACACTATCTCGAAGATGCCGTAGCCATGTTTTGGCACGATGAAACGGGACGGGAAATAATCAAGCGTTCCGCCGGGGATTGGATTATAGCCAACAAGGAACGCCCCTATCTCCAAGTAAGCCCCGACCGCACCTATTGGCTTACGGGCATGGCAAAGAACAACACCAACAAGGGGATTTTGGAATGCAAGACCACGCAGATGAAAATCGACGGGGACGATCTGCCAAAGCACTGGTTCTGTCAGGTTCAATACCAACTCGGAGTTGCGGAGCTTGAACAGGGAAGCCTCGCTTGGCTTTGCTCCGCTCGTGAGTTTGGGTATAAAGACCTTGACTTAGTGCCGGACTTTTACGCATGGCTCGTTGAGGAAGTTGAAAGGTTTTGGACGGACAACATCATCGGAAAGCAAGAGCCGACGGCGCAGTCCGTACAGGACGTTCTGCTGAAATACAACCGCCACACGGACGGGAAAATAGTCGAGGTTAACGATGAAGTGTTTGAAGCGTACAAAGACCTGAAAGGGCTGAAAGACCAGCTTTCGGAGCTTGAGGAAAGGAAAACGGCTTTGGAGGAAAAAATAAAGGTCGCATTCGGAGATGCGGAGGCTATCAGCTACGGAGGTCAGACGCTCGCCACATGGAAAGCCCCGAAGCCGAGCAACAAGTTTGACGAAAAGGCTTTTCAGGCTGCGCACCCCGATCTTGCGAGAGAGTTCACGATACCGACACAGGGCGCACGGCGTTTCCTGTTAAAATAACACCTAAAACAAGAAACGATGATAATCATATCAAACAAGCAACGGGATGACATTCTTCGCTACATTGAGCTTATGTGTGAGAATATGAAAGGGACGGACAACAAGACGTACAACACGAAGCGGTTAGCGATGAAACTGCACCGGGTATTGGAAGCGAAACAGCCGTTTTCAAAGGAAGAATTAACTGCTCGGTTAAAAATTCCTATGGATTTGAAGTGATTATAATATAATCGTTTTATATTTGCAATAACCGAAAGATGAACAGTATAAACTACATAGAAAATAAAAGCCTTGTATATGGGTGGAGCAGCCGAAAGGCGTTCCGACGCGAGCTGTTATGCGTGGTTAGCCCTAAGTACGGGGCTTTTCCTTATAACAGCGATATGATAACACTCAGGGAAAACCAAGCCGAACCGATAGAAAAGGCTATACGGTTCTTTCAAGAGGCGAAGCCGAAGCCGAGCCTCATTGTCCTGCCTACGGCTTGGGGCAAATCAATCCTGACCGCATACGTAGCCAAGAACAGCAACGACAAGCTGATTGTCCTGCAACCCTCAAAGGAGTTGTTGGAGCAGAACTATCTGAAGTATTGCACCCTATGCGGAGATTTCGGCTCGAATGCCGGGATTTACAGCGCGAGTTTCGGGCGCAAGGAGATAGCACAAATAACCTACGCCACGATAGGCACAATAAAAAACCTTGGGACTGAATTCAAGCGGTACGGGTTCACGAAGATGCTCATCGACGAAGCCCACCTTTACCCCCGTGAGGCTGACAGTATGCTCGGTCGCTTCCTCAAAGACAGCGGAATAACCCATGTCCTTGGCATAACCGCCACACCTGTAAAGCTGCAAACGAACCGGGACAGGGACGGCGGAACGTTCTCAAAGCTCGTTATGCTGACCTCCCGGAGCAAAAAGGGCAACTTCTTCAAGGAGATTATCCATGTCGGGCAGGTGTCGGAAATGGTTAAGCTCGGATATTGGAGCAAGCTGCAGTATGAAACAACAGACTTTGACGACAGCCTGTTGGTATTAAACACCTCAAAATCCGAATACACGGAGGAAAGCGTACAACAGGCATACGAAGCCAACGGCGGCACGCAGGCTATCATCGACGCACTCGACCGCCACCCGGAACGGAAGCACATACTCGCCTTTGCACCCTCCGTACAGGACGCTATCGACCTGTCAAACCAATATGAAAACTCCGCCGTGATATACGGCGACATGGACAAACGGGAACGGGCGGACATCATAGACCGTTTCAGAGCCGGGCAGATACGGGTTATTTTCAACGTAAGGGTGCTTTCTACGGGCTTTGACTACACGGGGATAGATTGCATAGTCCTCGGTATATCTACCGCCTCCATAGCCCTGTACTATCAGATTATCGGGCGAGCCACCCGTATTGATAAGAGCAAGGAGGATGCCTTGATAATAGACCTCGGCGGCAACGTGAGCCGTTTCGGGCGTGTCGAGGATATAAGGTTCGAGCAGGGTAAGATGTGGCGGATGTTCGGAACGGGAGGACGACTTCTCTCCGGCATACCCATACACGACATAGGTAAGTACACACGAGAGGACACACAGGCTATCGACGCACGGGCTGACGCTCCCATCGAGATAATGCCTTTCGGGAAGTATAAGGGCAACAGGATAGCCGACATTCCGCTCCAATACAGGCAGTGGATGATACGGGCTTTCGAGTGGAACGCCCGGAACGAGAAACTGCGGAAATCAATCATAGCAACTTTTAACTGAACGGATTATGGCACGACCTCAAAAAAACAACGCAGAGTATTTCAGCCATGACGCTGACATGCGGAACGACGTAAAGGTCAAAGCCCTGCGCCGCAAGTTCCAGCATACGGGGTATGCCGTGTGGTGCTTTATCCTTGAATCCCTCACGGACGGGGAGTATTTTGAGATAGATTACAACGAATTGAACCGGGAACTGCTCGCAGCGGACTTTGACGTGCCTGTCGAGCTTTTGGAGGAAATCGTGGACTACTGCTGCAAGGTAGGGCTTCTCCAAATGACCGACGACCAACACCTGTACAGCGAGGCTCACCAACGTCGTTTTGCCTCTCTCATGGAGAAACGCAAACGGGACAGGGAACGCCTCTCTCGCCTCATAAACAGGCGACAACAATATAAAAACGGGGATAACGAAGCGGAAACATCAGATAATGATAGTTATCACGGCGATAACCCCCATAGTATAGTAAACAATAATAGAGAAAAAGAGAGTAAACAAAAAGAAAATAGAGAAAAGAAGAATATACAATACCCTTATCAGGGTATCGCCGACCTGTGGAACTCTGTCTGCGTTTCTCTGCCCAAGGTGCAGAAGTTGAGCGAGGCGAGGAGGCAGAAAATCAAATGCCGCTGCGACGAGTGGGGCAAAACGCCTGACGTGTGGATGCAGACGGCAGAGGACATCTTCCGGCGCATACAGGCGAGCGACTTCCTCAAAGGCAGTAACGGCCATCAGTGGGTGGCGACGTTCGATTGGCTTTTCAGCAACAGCGGAAACAGCATCAAGGTCATGGAGGGCAACTATGACAACAAACGGGGAACGGCGCAGACACAGGCTGATGACATCCGGGCGAAACTCGGTGTCGGCGAATACATCGACAAAGAGACAGGACGGCGCACATACGGTTCGGGAAAGGCGACCATACCGCAGGACGCACCGCCAAGACCAAGTGAGAAACACGCTTGGGATAGTGCAACGGCTAAATGGGTTCTGTTATGATGAATTGGGAGAAATACGGGATAAAGATACCCTACGGGCGTACATCGGGCAACGTGAAAGTGCATTGTCCGCAATGCCGTGACCAACGCCACGACAAGCGCGACAAGAGCCTTTCCGTTGACCTGTCGACGGGTATGTTCAAATGCCACTACTGCGGTTTCAGCGGTTGCGCAAAAGAGCCGGACGAACAGGAGAAGCGCAGGTGGATGGAACGCCAGCCGTGGTTTAACAGCGCACCCATACGGCGGCAGAAGCCCGTGTACAAGAAACCGACGCACACAGGCAACGCAACGCTGTCCGACAAGGCTCTCGCATGGTTCGCCGGGCGAGGGATAAGCCGGGCTACGGTCGAAGCGATGAAAATCACGGAGGGCAGCGAGTGGATGCCACAGAAGAACGGACAGGCGAACACGGTACAGTTCAACTACTACCACAACGGGGAACTCGTGAACACGAAATACCGAACGGGCGACAAGTGTTTCAAGCTCGTGTCGGGGGCGGAACTCCTGCCGTACAACATCGATGCTATCAAAGGCTGCAAGGAGTGCATCATCACGGAGGGCGAAATGGATGCCCTGTCGTTCTATGAGTGCGGACGACACGACGTTGTAAGCGTACCCAACGGGGCAAACGCCAACCTCGACTACCTTGACGACTACATAGAGGACTATTTCGACGACAAGGACACGATTTTCATAGCCTCCGACACCGACACAAAGGGCGTTATGCTCCGGGACGAGCTGATACGCCGTTTCGGAGCGGAACGCTGCCGAGTTCTTGAATACGGGGAGGGTTGCAAGGATGCCAACGAACACCTGATGAAGTTTGGACGGAACAGCCTGTTGCAATGCCTCGCCAACGCACCCGAAATAAAGATAGAGGGCATCTTCACTGTGTCGGACTTTGAGCAGTCTCTTGACGCTCTGTTTGAGTACGGAATGCAGAAAGGCGTGACGATAGGACACGATAATTTCGACCGCCTGTTATCCTTTGAAACGAAACGCCTCTGCGTGGTAACAGGCATACCGGGCAGCGGAAAGTCGGAGTTTATCGACGAGATAGCCGAGCGTCTGAATATGCGGTACGGTTGGCGTTTCGCTTATTTCAGCCCGGAAAACGCACCACTCGCCTACCACGCCTCGAAGCTGATAGAGAAGTTCACAGGCAAGAAGTTCGACAAGCAACACCTCACGTTCGGCGAATATAAGCAGGTCAAGGAACACCTCGAAACGGACTTCTTCTTTATCGCTCCACACAACGATTACAGGCTTGACACGATACTTGAACGGGCGAAGTTCCTCGTCCGGCGGCGTGGCATAAAGGCTCTTGTTATTGACCCGTACAACAGGCTTGAAGACGAGAGCGAGGGTCAGAACGAAACGAAGTACATATCCCGGCTGCTCGACAAGCTGACAAACTTCGCACAGTTGAACGACGTGCTGATAATCCTTATGGCGCACCCGACGAAGATGCCCAAGAATAAAGACGGAATAATCGAAGCCCCGACGCTGTATGACATCAGCGGTTCGGCGAATTTCAACAACAAAGCAGACTTCGGTATCGTGGTACACCGCAACCGTCTTGAAAACACGGTGGAAGTACACGTGCAAAAGGTGAAGTTCAGACACCTCGGAGAGTGCGGAACGGCACTGTTCAAATACAACCTGAACAACGGGCGGTACACGCCCTATATCAACGGGCAAGAGCCTGTTTGGGATAACAGCAACCATTTAATTGAAGAAGAAAAACGACGGTTACAGGACGCAGCGGAAGCGGCACGGTTCGATTGGGATAGTTACGACGATCTGCCAATGCCCACCGATGAGGAATGCCCGTTTTAACCATATAAAACAGCAAAGGACTATGGCACGATTAAACATTGAAAGACAGCAACGCCTCGAACCCACCCGGATTGAGTATGCGGTAAAGTGTATCGAGGAATTGGGCTATGAGGTCATCCACAGGGACAGCCAAATGATTAAGTTCGTCCATAAGGGACACCCGGTGTGCTTTTACCCGTACAGCGGCTGGGCGACGGGCAAGACTATACAGGACGGACGGGGATTACAGAAACTTCTAAAACAGCTACAACATGGGTAAATGGGGAACAGACAATCAAATCTGCGTAAAGATAACCATTCGCAAAGGCTGTAACGATTGGGAGGTTATCTATTACCGCAATAAACTGCCGATGTGGATTATCGAACAATGGCGGTGGTATTTCGACTATCTCGCTGCCCTTGTCAAAGTGAACAACCCACGCCTGAAAGTCGAACTGACAACCTGTGCGCAGACCTTGAAACAGGGGCAGGAGTACATCGAGGAAAAAAGCAAAACGCTGCTCCGGGCAAAGAAATCAAAGTTGAAAAAACTGCAAAATACGCCCGTACAGGACGACTTTTTCAACTTCGCTAAGGATGAACGGGACAGTAAAGTTCAAGCCGTACAGGGCGAAATAAATGCCATTGAACGAGGCGAGTTTAACTACTACGTTCCGCCGACATACATTAACAGGATTAAAAATTGGATAAAACGATAAAGCAATGGACAAAGAAACATACAAAAAAGCCAAAGATATAATGGCAAAGATTGAACGATTTAACGATTACATCGAACGTGTCGAAAAGACGGACGAAATTTATTACAGAACGCCCGACATGGACGGCGGTTTTACTCCGGGCAAATATTGCAAGTTCAACGAGGAAGCCGGAGGCGACATCAAAGCAGCCATAAAAGATTATTATCAGATAAAAATCAATCAGTTATACAAACAATTTGATGAATTATGAAACTAACAGGAATAGAAATAGACGGAAAACTTTACCATATCGCCACATCTTATGTTGATTGTCCTTGTGATGAATGTTCTTTAAGTTCCTTATGCGGACACGATGGTAGTTTTGATACATTGATTGAACGATTATGTTCCGAAAATATAAGTGAAAATGATTGTTTTGTTTAGAAGAAAGGAGGTACAGTCATGCGAGGAATAACAAAAGCTGCAAAGACGGCAAACGGACGAAGCCAAGCGTGTGAGACCTGCCCGGTTAAAAGAACTCGGATAATATGCCCTCCAGAGTTCCAACGGGTATGTTCCGACGCTTTTGTCGAGGGTTTTAAAAAGGGTGTAAAATGGGCAAAGAAACAAATAAAGTAGTAACAATATATGGAACGGACGATAACCATTGAGGAAATCCGCAGCTTCCTCTCCGCTGCCAACAAGCAGTTTGAACAGGGCGGCATACTTATCAGCCGCATACGTTTCCACCGCTCGGAAACCGGGACGGTCGAGGGTATTTACATAGACTACGAGGAACGGGATAACCAAACAGGAGGAAAGGACGATGAGTGAAACTAATTGGGGTAACAGGCTCAAAGATATTGCAGACGAGGTAAAAACGATAGGTGCAAGCGTAGATGAGCTTAACCAAGCCTTTTGTGCTTTATCCGAAGTGTTACGAGAGGTTGTACAGGACGCATTGGACGATATAGCCTCAATGCAAAAGGATATGGCGGAGGACTTTGTGATAACAAACGTGGTGGAACGTCTTAAAGAGTTTATGGTACACCCGGATAAGGGGAAACGGCGCACGTACCCACCCTACCGGGAGAGGCTTCACGCACAGAAACCCTGCACCCGGAAACCCTATTGGCACCGGGTACGGAGCAACCCGAAAAGGAGGCGGAAACCCCATTGACAGGGCGGTAAACCGTTGAACGCAAATGTTCCGAACTTTTATTAACAAACCGTATTTTCAACCGATTAAAGCGACAAAAAATGGCAAATTACAGCATCAAGGCAGACCTCCTGAAAGTTAAGGGGGCGTTTGTGAAAGACCTGAAAGGACGGACGGGCGCAGTGAAACGCTGCCTCATTATCCCGATAGAGGACAGCGGAATGTTCCTCGGCGAAAAGGGCTGTTATCTGAATATGACGGCTATCGAAATGAGGGAAGCCCGGTACAACGACACACACTGCGTCAAGGTGTCGCTCCCGAAAGAACAGTACGACGCGATGACCGAGGAAGAGCGCAACAGTACACCCATCCTCGGAGGTATGCACGAGATTAAGGCAAGCCCGAAACCCATAGACACCTCGGCGGTGGTTGTGGACGATGACGACCTGCCGTTTTAGAGTATCAACCGGGAGCGCACGAGAGGGCAGTTCGGGGAGCAATCCCCGTTCTGTCGTCTTGGCGTTGAATGCGCCCCAAATTCAAACTTTCTTTCTATGAACAGGCAACCTAACACGAAAACAAAGAAAAGCCGACAGACGGCGAATTCGTATCAAATAAGGGACGTATTTACCACAATATGCCGGACTGACTTAAAGGTGGAGTGCGTCAAGGAGTACAAGTTCCACCCTACCCGGCGTTGGAGGTTTGATTACGCCATCCCGGAGCATAAGATAGCGTTAGAGGTTGAGGGCGGAGTATGGACGGGCGGACGACACACCTCCCCGAAAGGCTTCCTTGGTGACATCGAGAAGTACAACACCGCCACGCTCATGGGCTGGAGGGTGTTCAGGACAACGCCGGACGAGCTTTACAAGCTATCGACTATAAACCTCATAAAAAGCGCGATTTTGGGGCTAAATACCCCCGAAAAAGCCCCTTTTTTGCCTTAATGTGATTATATTATAATCATTTTGGCTACTTTTGTGCCATTAACAATCAAACAGTAACGACAATGATTAGATTTTCAGAGTACGTATCGCTTGGGCATCCTGACAAGGTGGCGGACTACATTTCGCAATACCTGCTTGACCGATACATCGAACACGACCCACAGACACGGTATGCGGTCGAAGTTCAAATCAAAGGGCATCAAGTAACACTTGGCGGAGAAGTATCGAGCAAACACCATTTCTCCTCACAGGATATTGCAGGCTTCGTCCGTGAAGCCGTGAACGAAATCGGGTACACACGTAGGTATCAGCAGAAATGGGGCGCAGAGAACACCATCTGCGGAGATATGCTCAATGTTTCAACGCTTATCAGCCAACAGTCGCCCGACATCGCACAAGGGCTTCCGGGTTGGGGTGACCAAGGCATCTTCTTCGGGTACGCCTCCCCCGACCGTTCCACATGCCGTATGCCATACGAGCATACCATAGCCAAGCGCATCTGCAAGCACCTGTTCGATTCGGGCATCGGAGGGCTTGATATCAAAGCGCAGGTCATTACCGACGACGGGAAGATAAAGAAACTTATCGTCGCTATCCCGTTGTTGGATGGTACAGACGAGAAGCCTGTGCGAGACTACATGCTTGGGGTAGCCCATGCCGGGGGAATAGCCAGTGACGGATGTGAAATCATCATCAACGGGACAGGGCGGTACGTGCAGCACAGCCCGATAGCGGACTGTGGAACGACAGGGCGTAAGCTCGCAGTTGATTTCTACGGCGGTTCTTGCCGTATCGGTGGCGGCTCTCCCTGGACTAAGGACGGCAGCAAGGCTGACCTTACGCTGAACCTTTACGCCCGGAAGCTGGCAAGGCAGTACGCAGAAGAATACGGATGCGACGTGTACACCTCCCTCGCCTGTTGCATAGGAAAGCAGGAAGTCGATATTTCCGTTTGCGACGCTGTCGGCAATGTCTTGTGCGAGGGCACGCAGACTATCGACCCGACAGAGCTGCGCCGGGCATTCAAGCTCGACACGCCCATTTACGCCTCAATGTGCCGTTGGGGACTGTTCGGGGAATTTCAGAACGATAAACCTTGGGAATTATGAAAACAGAACTCGTAAACCTGTCGCAGATAGAACTTAACGCTGCGAACCCTCGAATTATCAAGAACGACAAATTCGAGAAACTGATAAACTCCCTGCTCGACCTCCCGAAGATGCTCGACCTCCGACCTATCGTCGTAGATAACACGATGGTTGCGCTCGGAGGGAACATGCGTTACCGGGCGTTGTCAGCCATAGCCGACATGTCGGAGGACGAGTTGAGAGAAAGGCTTTCCGGCATACGCGACTTTCAGAAAAAGACACAGGCGGAACAGGACAACCTCGTCGAGTATTGGCTGCGGGGGGAAAGACAAGCCGACGGCACCCGTTATCAGGGCTTCCGAGCTAACAGACGCAGAGCAGCGAGAGTTCATCATCAAGGATAACGTCGGTTTCGGAGAGTGGGATATGGATGCGCTCGCCAACGAATGGGACAACGACGACCTCGTGGATTGGGGCGTGGACGTATGGCAGGAGGACGGTGCCGGGGAAAGCTCCGGCGGCGGAGAGATGCAGGGAGGAAGCAAAGCAAAAACCACCCTTAACGACCGCTTTGTCGTACCTCCGTTCTCTATCCTCGACACCCGGAAAGGCTATTGGCAAGCCCGGAAAAAGATGTGGCGTGAGCTTATCGGGGATATGGGCGAGAGCCGGAGCGACACGCTGATACAGTCGCCCGAAATCAAGTACAAAGACCTGTATCAGAAAACCCGTCAGCACCGGGAGGAACTCGGTCTGTCGTTCAAAGAATACCTCGACAAGTACGTGCCGGAGGAAGTGAAAGAACGGGAAGCGAAAAAGGTGCTGTCGCAGGGCGTTTCGCTGTTCGACCCCGTGCTGTCTGAAATCTGCTGCAAGTGGTTCACGCCGGGCGACGGGTCAGCCATATTCGACTGCTTTGCCGGAGATACCCAAAAGGGGCTTGTATTCGGAATGTGCGGACACAGTTTCACGGGCATAGAGTTAAGGCAGGAGCAGGTCGATATAAACAACCGTGTAATCGAGGGGCGCGACTTGCCGATACGGTACATCTGCGACGACGGTCAGAACGTGGCTGAACATTTCAGTCCCGACAGCCAAGATATGCTTTTCAGCTGCCCACCGTACTATGATTTGGAGGTGTACAGCGACAAGGAAAACGACGCAAGCAACCAAGACACTTACGAGGGCTTCATTGGCATACTCCGAAACGCTTTCTCACGGGCGATAACCTGTCTGAAAGAAAACCGCTTTGCCGTTATCGTCGTGGGCGATGTACGCAACAAGAAAACAGGCGGATATTACAACTTTGTCGATGATGTCAAACGGATATTCTGCGACAACGGAATGCTCCTGTATAACGAGCTAATCCTTATCGAAATGGGCGCAAGCACGGCTTTACGGGCATCCCGGTGCATGGATAGCCGAAAGGTCGCCAAGATGCACCAAAATATCCTCGTGTTCTACAAAGGCAAGACTAAGAACATACCCCAATATTTCAAAAAAATCGAGTTCACGCCTGATGAGATTTCATGTTTTGATAATGAAATAAATACAGTGGAGGAAAACGAAAATGAGTAAACCACAAGACAAGAAAAGGCAACAGGTAAAGCTCGCACGGCTTGAAATCGTGGCGACGCTTTACAAACGGGGCTACAGCATACGCAAGATACAGTCCGAAGTGATGAAGCGGCTCGCCTTGAAAACCTACTCAATAGCGACCTGCCACAGCGACATTCAAAGCTTGCTCGAAGAATGGCGCGAGAACCGCATCGAGGATATGGACGCAGCCCTGCAGCTTGAATTGGAACGCATTGACGATACCGTCCGGGAACTGTGGGAACAATGGGAGAAGTCAAAGACGGACTACACAAAGACTGCCCGAAAACAGAAAGGCTCTCCTGCCCGTGACAACGAAACAGGGCAGACCTCCATACGCACCTATCAGACGGAGCGTACGGAAACGGAGGTTATCCGGCTCGGCGACCCGTCCTATATTTCCGAAATACGTATGCAGCTCGCAGAACGGCGCAAGCTGCTCGGCTTGTATGCCCCGGAGAAAAAGGACATACAGGGCGGAATGTCGTTCGCCTCGTTCCTTATCGAGAGCGGGATGTTGGATGAAGCGGAACAACAAGGCGGCGAATGAGACTATTTTCAGCCCCATAGACGCTTTGTTTCGCTTCCGACGGGCAAGTTATTATATCACGAAAGAAAAGGCGGCAGAAGCCAAATAAACGGGCAAAAATCAAGCAATGAAGAAACGGAAAGACATCATACGGCAAAAAGGTCTTGGTCTGATAGACGCTTGGCGTGCGGATTGGAACAAGTTCGTGCATGAAGCCTTTGGCGTGTACCTCGACCCGGAACAGCAGGCTATCCTGTCAAGCGTACAGCACAACAGGCGTACCTCTGTGGCTTCCGGGACAGCGAGGGGAAAGGACTTTGTCGCCGCCTGTGCCGCTATGTCATTCCTGTACCTTACACCCCGTTGGCGACGGAACGCGAACGGAGAAGTGGAGCTTGCCGAGAACACGAAAGTGGCTTTGACCGGACCAACTGACCGTCAGGTAAAGAACATTATGATGCCTGAAATAAGCCGCCTGTACAACCGGGCGAAAGCAAGAGGCATACTGCTGCCCGGACGATTGACGACCGCCGACATCAGAACGGACTATGCCGAATGGTTCTTGACGGGCTTCAAGGCAGACGAGCATAACCACGAAGCATGGTCGGGTTTCCACGCCGTACACACGATGTTTGTCGTGACGGAGGCGACAGGTATAGGCGACGACACCTTTGCCGCCATAGAGGGAAACCTGCAAGGCGACAGCCGCATACTGCTCGTGTTCAACCCCAACACTACAATAGGCTATGCGGCAAAGAGCCAAAAGGGCGACCGCTGGACACGGTTCAGCCTTAACAACCTCACGGCACCAAACGTGGTGGAGAAGCGAATAGTCATACCGGGGCAGGTCGATTACGAGTGGGTCGTGGATAAGGTCGAAAACTGGTGTACGCCCATTGATGAGAGCGATGTGCTTGTCGAGATGGACGACTTCGAGTTTGAGGGGCGGTGGTATCGCCCGGAGGACTATTTCCGCAAGAAAGTCCTCGGCAAGTTTCCAAAGGTCGCCGACGACGTGCTTATCCCGGAACAATGGTTGGAGTTGGCACACGAGCGTTGGGTACAGGCAAACGGACGGGAGCCGCTCGGCAACGACACACGTATGCTCGGAGTGGACGTGGCAGGCATGGGACGTGACAACACCTGTTTCTGCGAGCGCAAGGGCGCATGGGTCGCACCGTTCCAAACCCATAACAGCGGCGGTGCGGCAGACCACATGGGCATTGCCGGGAAGATAGCCGCCTACCGACGCAGGCAGATTGAGGCGTATGTAAGCATTGACACCATCGGCGAGGGCGCAGGGGTTTACAGCCGCTGCATTGAGCTTGACAAGGCGCAATTCATCATAAGCTGCAAGTACAGCGAAGCTGCCAAAGCCCGTAGCGGTCGTGACCTTACGGATATTACAGGGCAGTACAAGTTCCTGAATATGCGAGCCTACCTGTTTTGGTGCATCCGGGACTGGCTCAACCCACGAAACAACACGGGGGCGATGCTTCCGCCTGACGCACAGTTCGACGAGGAAGCCACCTCGATACGCTTTGACTTCAAGTCCAACGGCAGCATATTCATAGAACCGAAAGAGGACATCAAACAGCGTATAGGTCGAAGCCCCGACAAGTTCGACGCACTCGCCAACACGTTCTATCCGATACGCAACAGACAACCGATAGACCTTGAAAGGCTCGCAAGGCGTATAGGCTGATGAAGAAAATACAGAAATCAAGAAAAATTATATACAAGAAACCGATAAAAATATTCCAGCTATGACCATCGAAGAGATTTTGAACTCCGAAAGTACAGCCGAACAGAAGATTACGGCATTGAAAGAAAAGACGATATGCGTCCCGGCATGGTCGGGTCGCTTCGGTTTGGTGCAGGAATTTGACCCACGCAAGCACCCTGTAATGAACAAAGCGAAATACCCTGACATCGTGACGGACGAGGGTATCGAGTATGTAACCCGTATAACCTGCGACCTGCAACGCCTCGCCGTAAAGCGCATGACGGAGCTTGTTACAGGCATACCCGTCAAACGTGTTTACAAGCCGGAAAATGAACGCCAAAAGGAAGTAGCGGCATTCATTGAGAGTATCTACGAGCGTAACCGCATTGACAGCGTGAACAACGAGCGGTGCAACATGCTTTTCGCCGGGTGCGAGGTGCTGACGCTGTGGTACGCCATCGAGGAACGGAACGCCCTGTACGGGTTAAACAGTCCATTGAAACTTCGCTGCCGGAACTTCACGCCTATGCTCGGCGACGAGCTTTATCCCCTGTTTGACGAATACGGCGACATGATAGCCATGTCCGTTGGCTACACCCGGAAGAAAGGCAGGAAGCTCGTGCATTACTTCGACATGTACACGGACAAGAAGCACATCAAGTGGAGCGACGAGCAGGGCGAATGGGCGGAGGCTGAGAACGAGGACATCACGCTCGGAAAGATACCCTGCGTCTATGCGTGGCGACCGACCCCGATATGGGAGGACACCTCAAAAACGGTTTACGAAATCGAATGGGCGTTGAGCCGCAACGGGAACTACCTGCGCAAGAACTCAAAGCCCGTGTTCATCGTGTTTGCCGACGAAGCTATCAGCTATGGCGACGAGAAAAACGAAAACAGGGAGTTCAAGACCGTCATGCAATACCCAAGCAACGGACGGGCTGAATATGTGACGTGGCAACAGGCGGTCGAGAACCTGAAATTCTATGTCGAACAGCTCCGCAGCCTGTTCTTTACCCAACTCCAACTGCCGGACTGGTCTTACGAGAAGATGTCGCAGCAAGCCCTGTCCGGGGAAAGCCGTAAGCAGATGTTCATCGACGCACAGTTGAAAGTCAAGGACGAGAGCGGTCGACTGATTGAGTTCTTTGACCGTGAGATGAATGTCGTTAAAGCGTTTGCCAAGATAATGCTCGGCGAGGGTTATGCCGCCGACATTGACGCTCTGAAAGTCGAAACCCTGATAACGCCTTTCGCCATAACGGACGAAAAGGACACGATAAACAACCTCATGGCGGCGAACGGCGGCAAAGCTCTCATGTCACAGCGTGAGTCTATCGAAATGTACGGGCATAGCGACGATGTTGACAAGACCCTGCGTGAGATTGCAGAGGAAGATAAAATAGACGCATTTGAAATGACAGAATAACGGCTATGGCAAGGAAAATGACTACACAACGGGGCAAACAGCCGAACAAGCCCAAATATCAGTGCCGCCATTGCAAGCACAGCTACGATTGGTGCAGCAAGGCTATTGACGGGCATTTTATCCTGTGTCATTGTCCGTTCTACAAGGAGGGGAAATACTGCCGCTTCCTGTCAGACCCACAATGCGAACATTTTTTGAAACGGGAGGACGCAGACAATGGCAACGGATAAATACGACCGTCGGCACCAAAGCAACCTATCGGCATACGAGCGAGAGATAGACAGGCTCTATCGCCAGGTCATCACACAGGCTGTGGCGATAGGCTTGTCTTTGCCCGATTTTAAGCCCGACACGCTGTTTTCTTTCGACGACTACCCTGCAATAAGGAAACGGGTCGAAAAGCTGTTACAGAAGCTCCAAAACGGCTTGTCGTCAATTATAATCAACGGGATAAGGTCTGAATGGACGCTCGCCAACAACAAAAACAGCGAACTCGCACGGCAGGTATTCGGGGATAACATCGGCAAGCTGACAAAGGAACAGGAACGCCGTTATTTCAGCACCAACGAGAGCGCACGGGAGGCTTTCGAGAAACGGAAGGTAAACGGGCTTAACCTCTCCGACAGGGTATGGCGGTACACGGATCAGTTCAAAGCTGAAATAGAACTTGGCTTGGATATTGGCATACGCAACGGTCTGTCGGCTGATGAAATGTCGCAGGAACTGCGGAGCTATCTGCGTTATCCCGACAAGCTCTTCCGTCGTGTCAGGGACGAACACGGGGAATTGCAACTATCCAAACGTGCGGCGGCGTTCCACCCCGGACAGGGTGTGTACCGAAGCTCGTACAAGAACGCCCGGAGGCTTGCCGCCACGGAAACCAACATCGCCTACATGACAGCCGACTATGAGCGTTGGCAGCAGCTTGACTTCGTTGTGGGCATTGAAATAAAGCTGTCGAACAACCACACGCTCAACGGCGTTCCGTTTACCGACATCTGCGACGATCTTAAAGGGCGTTATCCCAAGGATTTCAAGTTCACGGGCTGGCACCCGCACTGCCGCTGCCGGGCTGTTACGATACTGAAAACGGACGAGGAAATAGCCGAGGACACACGGCGCATCCTTGACGGGAAGCCGCTCGACGGAAAGAGCGTGAACCGTGTCGATGACGTACCGGGCAACTTCAAGCAATGGCTCAAAGACAACGAGGAACGGGCGAAGCGCAGCTATTCTGTGCCATACTTCATCAAGGACAACCCGAAGTATCTGCCCAAAGGTTACTCAAAGCTCTATGCGATGAGAATGCCATACGACACCCACGAGGAATATGCCTCGGCTTTGGCGTACAACAAGAAGCACGCCGGGTTCTCTGCCGCCATAGCACAGAACAACCGAGAATTGGCGGCGGTGCTGCCTGTCCTGCAAGGCAAGATAATGAACTTCACGGAAGCCGACGGAAGCAAGTGCAATCCGGGCTATTCGCTTTCAGATGCCGCAGACTTGGGGTATCGCCACAACTGCCAAACCTGCACCATGACCTACGAGCTTCGCCGCCGTGGGTTCGACCTGCAAGCAACGCCAAATCCCGTGCTGAAAGGGTACAAGCGTTACAGGACTTTCAGCCGTTTCTGCGTGAGCAAGAAAGTGGATTGGCGTGACCGCTTCCTGACAGCGGACGGCAAGAGGGCTGACTATGAGTGGTCGGCAGGGATAAAGGACACCGGGCTTGCCAAGCTGAAATTCATCGAGGACAAAACAGAGAAACAGGGGCGTTACGAGGTTTACTGCGCATGGAGAAAGGGCGACGCACATGTATTCATCGTCGAACGACAAAAAGACGGCAACCTGTTATGGTTTGACCCACAATCAGGTCGCCGTGGCAGTTGGCAGGACTTCGATTATATCGACCAAATGAAGCCCGGCTCTATCGGTGTCTTGCGTATCGACGACAAGCTGATAAATCCCGTATTCTCAACTCGTTTCAAGAAGTCCGGCGATTAAGCCCAAGTCGTCGAAAGGCTCAATCTCTCCGTCTTTCAGCGAAACCAACACGGGAGCGTCGGGAGGGCAAGGAAACCAACGCTCCCTGCTCTCCACACCCAAGCTGTATATCGCACGACCGTCAACATCGCACAGATACGCAGCCATTCTGTCAAGACCCTGCCTTTCGGCTTCGTCCAACACTATCTTCGGTATCTTTTTCATATCGCCTACAAACTTAGTTATTTTCCTCAAATTCGCCGTATTTCGGCTTTACTTTTCGCAATCGTGTAACTTATTGTCCGTCGGATTATCGCCCGTTGTCGGGGCTTTGCTTTGTTTCTTCCGCCGCACCTGTTCTTTCGTTATCGTACACTTGCGCCCCCTGTAAGGAACGCCGTCCGATACTCCGATGTTCCACAGCCGGGAGACCTTGCACCCGACCTGTTCCGGGGTAAACTGCTCATAGATGGCGGCAAGGCTCGAAAAGTTGAACGCTGTCCGCTCGTCGCCCTCTATTGGAGGCTCTTTGAACTCGACCCGGTAAAACCAATCCTTTGTTCCCATCAATCGCCTCCCTCCTGTTTTCGGTTGATAATTATTTCGCTCTTGATTGAGAAATCCCAATCCCTGATGTCGTCCTCGGCAGTCGGCTTAACTTCGACCTTGCCGAGTTGCCCGGCGATGCCTTTCTCCGCTATCGCCTCTGCTTCCTGTCGGCTGTGCGCCGATACCATGACCTGCCCGTTGAACACGAGCCTCGCTCTGATTTTGTACTGTTTCTTTGCCATTGTCTTTATCTGTTTTTCGCCCCTATGTGTGTCAGGCGTTATTCCCCAACCCAAAGATTGGAGGCGTGGTCGCCTGACCCGTAAGGGTCTTTTTTTTAGACTACGATAGTAGTCTTTTTTTTCTCTATTTTCTTTTACTCTTTTTTCTTTTACTATACTATGTGTACTTTCGCCGTGATAACTCCTTAAAAATCAAGTTATAGCCGTGATAACACGTTATTTGAATAATTATCGCCAACGATAACCAACAGAATTGTAATTGTCGTTAGCGATAACCGATTTTAGGGTGGTCTGAATTTTGCCAACTTTTTGCCCGGTTTTTGGTGGATTTTCCCTGATTTCATAGAAAAACAGCATCTAAAAAAATCATATCGCAGCGATAACTGAATTATCGTCAGCGATAACTACTTGAAAAGTTTGTCAATCGGGTAAAAGGCGTTCTTGCGCTTGATTGTCCGGGCTACATCGTCACCCCACACAGTGGCGATAATGCGTATGGCGTTCAAATCTCCGTCCCAGTCTATGCAGCACTCGTGATTGTTGTACTCATACACGTAAACCTCCTGTGGGTTGCACTCGGAGCGGATTTTGTCGTTTATGCTGTCGTAGAACGCAAACAGGCGTTTCGCCCCGTCCTTTGTTCCGTAACCTCCTGCGCCGATTGAAACGAGCTTCTCGCCCTCCTGTAACGGGCGTATGGATTTCAACCCATCGGCAAATTGCCTGTCGGAGAAAGCAAAGAAACAGTCGTACTTGGCGACATTGACCTTGCATCGCTCGTCGCATAGCTCCTTGTACCGTTTCAGCGTGTGGGCGTGTTGGTATTCAAGTACGCCGTAATTGTTTTGGTTCTCTTCAAATTCAAATTCCTGTGCCATAGTCTTATTGGTGATTAAAGCCCGGCAGAGCCTGTTTTTCGGTTGTCTGCCGGGCGGTTGTTATGTTATGCGGTTACTTTTACACGGTTAAGGAGTTGCCCCGACAATTCGTGTAATTCACGGCTTCTTTCAGGCGAGAGTTCCCGTGCGTGTGCCGTGATAGCCTGTGTCAGCTTCCAAAGGGTCGCCCCTCCCTGTACGCCGTCCTCCGGGTCGTTGCGCATGAGGATTTTTTCAACCTCCTTACCCTCCTGTTTGAGCAGCCCTCCGTCTCGTGTCAGGCGTTTCAGCTCGTGTTCAAAGTCAACCTCCATTTCGCTTGCGCCCTGTATCTCGATGGCTTTCTTCATGAGGTTGTCCTTGCTGAAAAGTCCCTTTGTCAAGTCGCGAACCGCCGAAACGGTTGTCTTGGTGTCAAGCTCGTAGGTCTGTTGCGACAGTTGCAGGTTGTCCGGGAGCTTCGAGCCGAGGTGTACCTGCTTCATCACGCTCTCCCGGACCATACCGTTAAGGCAAGCTCCGTTCAACAGGAAAGCCCTCATGTCAACGGCACCGTCGCCATAGTCAGATGTGCTGAACCTTGCCCCGGCGAAGATAACTACGTCGCCGTTATTGGCTGTCGGAACTGTCAGCGGTGTCGGGAGTATCGTTTCAGCCCAAATCTTGGTGTCGTTCATATAGGCATCCGATATAACCGCTCCATGCTGCGCCGCTTCCTGAACGAAAGCCGTCAGGATTTCAACACTGTTCAAACGTCGGTAGCTGTCGCTCAACACGCCCCTTACTTGTGTACCGACCGTCCTCACGAGAACCCGGCTGCGCTGCGTCCAGCCGCTATGCTCGTTAAGGAGCGTCGCTGCGAGCTGCTTCGCCCAAGGCTCGCCCGAAGCAAGCCCACGCAGGTATCGCTGCGGTATGCCCATACGGTCGGCAAGTTGTCCTATGGCGTTGTCGTGGAGGGTAAACTGTCCGTCCGGCATATCCATGCGGAGAGAGCCGTTTGCGCTGAAAGTTATAACCGGGCTGTGGTCGTTGATTTTCAGGTTCACGCCTATCGGGGCGATGTAGTCCTGTGCAATTTTGCCCTCGTTCACGAGGCGTTCCATTGTTTCCCGTACTCCGACGGCTTTGCCGTCAATCATCCGTTGAACTTTGTTCATCACTACTTCGTTCAAACCTTGCTGTAATTCGGTTGTCTGTGCCATAATACTGTAATCTTTAGATGGTTATTAAAATCTGATTGAATTGTTCAAAAACTCTACTGCCTCCGCATACAGGGCTTCGTCTGAAAGGTTGTCCGAGCTTGGCTCGAAACCTGCGAGGTATGCGCCCTCGATGATACTCTTTTCCATAAATCTGTCCTCCGTTATTTGATGTAAAAACTGAATTTCAAACCTCTGCGCAGCTTGCAAACGCAAACATCGTCCATACAGGAGAAAGCCCTTTTGAGGAACTTGTTCAAAAGCTCAACGCCTATCAGCTTCAACGCTCCTGAAACGCCTACGAGCATGTTTATCTTGTTCCCCTCGTTGTCAACCCCGGCAACCTTGATTCGGAAGTTGCGGTTGATGTCTCTCGTGCTGTATGCCAAACTGTTCTTGTTCATATTTGCTGTCATTTGGTGTTTATATTATAATCACGTTGCAAATATAAGTGAAGTATTTTGGTAATAACACACTTTTCGGGAGAAATTTTTATCCGTTCAGTTTATTTTTAACTCTTATTTAATCATTAACAAGTATATCACATTGAATGCCTTAACCATAACAAAATATGCGTAATATGAAAATTTTTCGGCGATTTTCTGATTACTATATAATCACTTTACGGGAATTTGATTACCTTTGAGGCGATAATATGATTAGTTAAACAATCATACGAGTATGAAACAGAAACTTTTTGATGCGTTGAAAGCCAAATTTCCGGGGGTCAACGCAAACGTGCTGAACAGGATTGCCGAGAAGCTCGCCAAGACTGTGACGACAGACGAACAGGTTACAACTGCCGTGGCAGGGGTAACACAGGAGTTTATCGAAATCATCGAGAGCTACGGCGACAGCCGTGCGACCGAAGCCCAACAGACAGCCGTACACACCTACGAAACGAAGTACGGGCTGAAAGACGGGCAAAAAATTGATGCGACCGGGGGTGCGGCTGGCGGACAGGCAGGAAGCGGCACAACCGTACAGCAACAACAAGCAGGGGGCGCACAGGAGCAAGTTCCGGCTTGGGCGCAGGCACTTATCGACAGCAACAAGAAGCTGAACGACCGCCTCGACAAGATGGACGGTGAGCGCACGACTGCAACCCGTAAACAGCAACTTTCAACAATCATCGAGAAGTTGCCTGAAAATCTCCGCAAGGCTTATGAGCGGACACCTGTAAACGATTTGACCGACGAGCAGTTCAACGCTCTTGTCGGGGAAATAACTACCGAGGTGAACGGTATAGTCAGCGAAGTACAGGCAAAAGGGGCTGTCTTCGGAAAGCCGACCATTACAGGCGGCACAGGTAACCAAGGGGGCGAGCTGACCAAAGAGCAGCAGGAAGCTATCGCACACCGCGAAAGCAAGCCGAAAGACGGTCAGCCGTTCTAATGTCTAACAATTAAAAACCGAAGAAAATGAGCATGACAGTTCAAAGACGTAAGGACACCCGTACACCCCGTGTCTTTATGCACAAGGTCGCCGACATCCGAGGCGGCGTGTCTGTGAAAATCTCCGAGCTTGGAGGCGATTATCTTCGCGAAGGTGCCGTCCTTAGCGCACCCGACAATGGCATCTGCCATGTTGTCAAAGTAGCGGAGGTCGTTGTCGAGGTCGGTGCTTCCGACACGGCTATCAAGGTCAAGAAGCTGCACAACTTCAAGGTGGGCGACTTCGTTATGACCGCCGAGGGAGGTTTGGCATACGCCATTACAGCCATTGACGACAGCGGCAAGGATTACGACACTATCACTGTCGGAACGACGCTGAAAGCTATAGCAAAGGGCGGTTTCCTCATTGAAGCTGCCGCAGAGTCCGCATCGAACACATCGAAGCTGAAATACACGCCGCTCTCTCTCGTGGGAACGGGCAAGCCTGTGGTCAGTGGGCAGAACCTCGACACCGACGCTTGGCTTATCGGCGTTACGAAAGGCAATCCGCTGCCGGAGTGTGTGGCTAAATATCTCACAGGTATCATCAACTACTAAAAATCTGACGTTTTATGGCAACAATCGTAAATACACTCATCCAAGGATTGTCGCAACAAATGGTGCAGGCACGTCTGAACACAGCGGACGCGACCCCTTTCCTGTTTGCGACGCATTTTCCCGTCAGAAAGGTAAACGGCTTCATCTGGCGCACTTTGCAGAACCAACTCGCAAAGGCGAACGTTGCAGCCGACCTGCACACTGACAACGGGACCATCCTCCGTAAGCGTCGTCCTATCTTCGAGAGCGCGAAAGGTGACATTCCTTTCATTTCCATAAGCCGGGAACTGTCCCGTTCGGAAATCAAGGAGTATCAGACCGCTCTCGCTTTCGCACAGGACGATGACGCAACAAAGCTCGTGCAGTATTGGGGCGAGGATGTCGATTTCTGTTTCAACGGCGTACAGTCGGAGTTGGAGTACATCGCATGGAAACTCGCCTCGAACGCAGGCGTGCTGAAATTCACGACAACCACCAACGCCACCTATGCCAATGAATTCGACCTCGACTATGACGTGGACGACGAAATGAAAGTGAAAACCACCGTGGATTGGGCGAACAAGGCGACCGCAGACATCATCGGCGACCTCCGCACGTTCGTCAAGCTGGCAAAGGACAACAAGCTGAACCCGAAGTTTGCGTTCGTGAACCTCGACGAGTTCTACAAGATTGCGTCGGCAGACCAAATCATCAAGGCTTGCGCCTCTTTTGCCGCTAACGCCCTCGGTATTTCGCAGACACCCGACCTCACGCAAGTCAATGCGATGCTTGCGAAACAGGCTTGGCTCAACGGCATACAGCTCCGTATCATCGACCAGACCATCACCCGTGAGTTCACGGACGGCTCGCAGACTTCGGGCAACCCGTTCGAGAACTGCCGTTTGGTGCTGTCTGAAACGGAACGCCTTGGAACGACGCAGTATGACATCTTGCAAGAAAACAGCGACCTCATACTCCGTGCGGAACGTGCGCATACCGTCATCAAGAAGTACGGCACGGCTGAGCCGCAGAGCGAGGTTACTATCGGACAGGCTGACGCAGTTCCCGTGTTTGACACGGCGTACCGCAACCTGTATGTGAGAACGGACGCTAATGATTGGGATTAAGGCATTGAGCTATGGAAACAGTTCTTGAAGCGTTGAAAGGTGTAAATGCCTACCCCGTTCCGCTCCGCACATTGACGGCGATAGCGGACAAACGGGGTCTGTCGCTGACAACCGACGCGACACAGGAGGTACAGAAAAGCAAGGAATACAACCTTGCCGTCGCTGACCTCCTGATGTGGCTCTCAATAGCTCCCGATGTGTCACAGGGCGGACAGAACTATTCGTTTACGGACGAACAGCGAAAAGAGTTCCGCAACCGGGCAAACAGCCTGTATGACGATTTCGGGGCAAGCGACGAGGCAGGAACGCCCAAACCCATTTACGGATACAAAGGTTCACGGCTATGATCATCCAAAACGGCACAATCGAAGTAAAGCGGAAAACGGGAGGCGGCATCGACCCGGAAACGGGTTATCCGCAGAAGCCCGGCTCTGTGGCTTGGGGCGACCCGATACCCTGCCAATACTCGGCAAACAAGTACAACCAACTCGGACGTGTCAACGGCGAGCATTTCACTACGGCGCAATATACAGTGCTGATAGAGGAACAGCCGTTTGAAGCCGAGCAGATACGGTTGAAAGACCTTGCCGGGAACGTGGTCGGGGTGTTTTCCATTATGCAGGTTGAGCCGTTGGAGGCGGTCTGTGAATTGAGGATTTGGGTGTAAACGCATTTCAGCCCGAATGCCGTGTTGAAATGACGGAAACGCCCAAACATACGGAAGCGAAAAGAAAACAGCACATACGCCGAATCAGCAATAAATAACTTTACATTATGCCGATAAGACAGATAACACCGAAATCGCAAATAGACGCTTACATCAAGGAGCGGATGAACAGGCTGAAACAAGCCATCATCTACAACCTGTGCGCCATAGGCGAAAAAGTGCGCAACGAGGCTATCGAGAACGGTTCGTACAAAGACCGCACAAAGAACCTCCGCAGCTCCGTCGGTTATATCGTGGTCGTTGACGGGCAGGTGTACAAGACAGGCTCTTTCGGCAAGCCGGACGGAAACGACGAGGGACGAAGCACGGGAATGTCCTACGCACGTTCTCTTGCCGGGAAGTTCCCGAAAGGCATTGTGCTTATCGTCGTTGCCGGAATGCGATACGCCTCTTATGTGTCCGCAAAGGGTTACAACGTGCTTGACAGCTCGGAACTGCTTGCCGACCAGCTTGTACCCAAGATGTTGAAACAACTCGGATTTAACAAGTAACAGGAACTATGGCAAAGACATCGAAACAGGTTCAAGGCGACATCTATCAATTGCTGAAAGACAGCACCCTTTACACGATGATTTCAGGTGAGGTCTATCGGCAGGGGTATCGCCCCCGTGACAG